CCCGCCACGGCCCGCAAGCTACCGCCGCCAGCAAACAATCGGGAGCCGTGGACGAGCGCTTTGCTTACGGGCTCTGGCGGATGTATTAATCAAAACGTAATAAAGGGGGAGAACGCATGGCATCGCGGAATAACTTCAATTTCGACGAATCACGCCTCAAGCCGGGCCAGCGCAAAGCCGCGCTTCAGCTCGTAGAGAACGAATTCTTGCCGAAGAACGAGCGCAAGCCGCTCCGTGAGATTTGGGAAGAGGCCGGCGTAACGCAGATGACGCTTTGGCGCTGGCGGCATGAGGACGAGAACTTCATCGCATACAAGAACTATCTCGCCGCAACCGTCATGGACGAGCATCTGCCGTTCGTGTACGCGGCACTCATCAAGGGCATCGAGCGCGGATCAATGAAGGGCATCGAGCTCTATCTGAAGCGTATGGGCGACCTTGACATCAAGCAAGACATTACTCTGACGCAGGCCGGCGAAGACGAATCCATCGAGGAGCGCGTCAAGCGCCTTCAGGAGCGCATGGACGGTCTCAACGAAGAATAACGAAGGGAGGCGCCTCGCATGGCGTACATGGCAGACAGCGGCGTCTGGCTCGCGTATAACGAGCGCGCCGAATACCTCGAAGATTTGAAGGCGGAGCTGAAGCTCTTGCGAAGGATCATCGACGCAGACAGGTACAACCGCTCCGACATCGCAAGGCTCGAATTCCTGCTTGACGAGATCGAGCGCGTCGAGGCCGTCCACCGCGGCGAGCACGACGTCAACTATTTCGGAATGGAATTCGCATCGGAAGACGGCAACCCGGGCAACGACGACAACCTGATCCCGGCCGGCGTCAACGTACACAATACGGCTGAGATTCACAAGATTCTCTGCAACATGCTAGACGAGGTTGTAAGCGGCCGGGTGACGGAGCATATTGCCTACGCTTGTCCACGAGGGCACGCGAAGACGGCATGGCTCTCGAATATCTTCCTCTTGCATCAGGTAGTCTATCGCCACCGGAAGTACATCGTAGAAGTCTCTGAGACTACCGACGTGGCCGGCGACTTTATCGGCTGGTCGCGCTTCCAACTGAAGTACAACACGAAGCTACGAGAGTCATTCGGCCCTCTTCTTGATCCGCGGCCAACGAAGAACGACGCGGACAACCGCTATGAGTTTATCACTTCCAGCGGCACGAAAGTCGAAGCGAAAGGTAACGGGACGCAGATGCGCGGCCTACGGCATGGTAACAGCCGACCCGATCTTTTCATTCTCGACGATCTTGAGTCGAAGGAATCGACGAACACGCCGGAGCTGATCGAGAAGTCTAAATCGTGGTTCCGCGAAGAAATGCTTCCGGCGCTCAGCCGCGACGGCATCTGCATCTACCTCGGCACGATCCTCTGCTACGGATCACTGCTTGATTACGTCATCCGCGAGCGTCCCGACTTCCAAAGTCGACGCTTCGCCGCCGTCAAGTCGTTCGCCACGCGTGACGATCTATGGCATGAATGGCGCAAGCTGTACCGCCTCGACTCGCAGGATCGAGCGAAGATTGCACGGGAATTCTTCGAAAAGCACGAAGAGGAAATGCTCGAAGGCTCAGACGTTCTCTGGCCGGACTATTGGAGCTACTACGATCTGATGGTCAAACTCGAAGCCGGCGGCGCTAAGGCGTTCGCGCAAGAGTACCAAAACGAGCCTACCGATGAAGAGCGGCAAGTGTTCAAAGAAGAGGTATTCATGTTCTTCGACGAGGAAGACATCAGTCAATACAACTTGCGCTTCTTTGCCGGCATCGACATCGCAATGGGTAAATCGAAGGGCGACTACTCTGTTATCGCCACCGTTGCGCTCAACGTCAAGACCGGCACGCTCTACGTATGGGACTTGTGGTTCGAACGCGTGCACCCCGACATTCTCATTAAGATTGCCGCCGAGCACGCGGTTGAGTACCAATACGATCAGATGGGGATTGAGACGGTATTCGCGCAAGAATTCGTCGCTGACCATCTAGGACGAGCCCTGCAAGATGCCGGCTATCCGAAGCAACGCCTGCTCTATCTCAAGGACAAGCGTCGCAAGGAAATCCGCATTGAGGCGCTTCAGCCCGACATTCAAAGCGGCCGCATTCGATTCAACTCGAAACTGCGCCACAAGCTCGACCAATTTACGCTTTACCCGATGCACCCGCACGATGACGTACCCGATGCGATTGAGATGGCGATCCGAACGGCAAAAGCCGGCGGTGGCATGGCAGTTCGCGTCAAGAATCCGGGATCGCGCTGGGGCACGACAATGACGACGCGGAGAGGGAGGTAAGCGATGGGACGCTTCAGTAAATTCAAGCCTGATTATAACCTGATGTCGCCCGAAGACATGGACGTCTTCCTCTACGAGCCGTTTGAGCTTGCACTGGGCGCTGACACGGTAGAGAGGCTACGAACGCAATTCCAGAACTACGAGTATTACGACGGCAAGCAACACGTCAACGACGCCGGCGAGCTCGTCTTTGCCGAAGACATGGAAAGCAAGAAAGCGGAATTCGGCTACGAGCCGACTCGCTACGCGACCAACTACTTCAAGAAAATCATCAACGACAAGGCGCGCTGGCAGATGGGTGGCAAGCATAGCGTCCATGTGCCGCGGCCTCAGATTGATCCCGCCGAGGATGCGCTCGTGCCCGGCTATGAGCCGTCGGAACAGCAGAAGGCGGCGAATGAGCTTGCGGAGGGCCACGAGAAGCTCCTGCAACAGCTATGGCGCGAGAACAATATGCGCGCGAAGCTGATTCCTGCGGCGAGAGATCGCCTGCTTGCGGATCGCGTCGTTTGCAAGATCGTCTATAACCCGAACAACGGCAAGCTGAAGTGGGCCTTCCGTCCTGATACGGAATTCTTCCCCATTTACAGCGACGACGACTACGAGGAGCTTATCGCCTGCCACTTCATTCGGCAGAAGATCGTAGACGACGGCGGTGAAGAGGTAGAAGCGATTCAAAAGCAGACGTTCACGCTAGAGGGCGAAGGCGAGTCGCGGAAGTGCTACCTCGAAGAGGGCGTCTACTCGGCGGAAGACCTTGAGCTGATCGAGCAGATCACGCCAAAGACCTCGATGGAGCTCGACTTCATCCCGGTTGTCGTCTTCCCGGTCAACGACTTGCTCGCGGAGCCAGACGGCGATTCTGAAGTCGCTGATCTGCGCCGGCAAAACGACCTTCTCAATCAGCTCAACGAAGATACGATCGACGCAGTTAAGTTCGAGATGTTCGGCATCACTATCATCACGAACGGCCCTGACGGCATCTCGCAAGACCTCAAGCTGGCGCCGGGTGCTGTCGTCGAGCTTCAGGGCTCCGGCGAAGGCAACACGCCGAACATGAAGCGCATCGAATCCGGCTTCAAGTGGAAAGAGGCCGTCAAGGACTTGCACACGCGTATCAAGGCGACGATGCACGAGATCAGCGGCTTGCCTGTACAAGCGCCGCACGAAATGAACTTCGGCGGGCTTAATACAGACACGCTTCAGATTCTGTTTAAGGCGATCATCGCCGATACGGAGGAGCATTGGCTTGCGTGGGAGGCCGGCTTCTACGAGCTCCACGAGAAGTCGATCAAGTACCTTCAGGCGCGCTCAGGCGAAGCTGTCATGCAGTACGACAAGGACATCCTGCGCCGCATCGAAAACTACGAAACTGAGATGAAGTTCGTATTGCCACTTCCTGACAACCGTTCGGAGCTCGTCGATATGCTTGCCAACGAAGTATCGAATCAGTTCGAATCCAAAAAAGGCGCTATGCAACGCCTCGGTGTCGAGGACGTCAAGCGCAAGCAACTTGAGATTCAGATCGAGAAGATGGAAGAAATGCAAGCGGCTGATCCGTATGGCGCGGCCGGCGCCGCTCCTGCGGCAAACGGCCCTAGCGGCGCACCTTCGGAAGAGGGTGGTGGCGCGGAGCTCCCCAGCGGAGCCGAGCGAGACGAAAAGGGAGACGTCCTAGTAACGTGTCCAGTTTGCGGAGGCTCCGGCACCGTGCCGGGCCCGAACGGCCCTATGACGTGTCCTAACTGCCGCGGAGACGGCCAGACGCAGTTGCGTAAGCGATAAGGAGGAATCACGCAATGAACGAAGATTGCCCTGTTTGCGAAGATTGCACTTGCGGAGGTAATGCGTAATGGACAGCTATGTATTCGAAGTTTCGACGACGTTAAACTCACTGATCTCCGATTTCCACAAGCTCCAAGAAAGAGTGGCAAAAACGGAGCAAGAGAATGATCGCCTCAATACGGAGATCGAAGCACTCGAAGCGAGGATCATCACGCTCGAAACGCCAAAGCCGAAACGCAAGTGGCAATTCTGGAAGTGAAACGCCTTGACCTACGTTATGTCGCAAAACTGACGGATTAACGCCTATACGGCGGTGGAGG